ACTTTTATACCTGGTATATTTAAAATAGACAGTCCATCAAAAAGACTAAATGAACCAACAAAAGAAGTTTCTGTTCCATTTGATCCATTTGTAGATTTATTAATTATAATTACCAAACTATTTTGACCTGAGCGGAAATTCCATGTTATTGACTTAGATAAAATTCCTGCTTCTATTTTTGACAATAAAGATCCATTAAGGTAAATCTCAATGTCCCAGTACTGTGCATCAATAGATTTTAAGAAGTTCTTAGTGATAGAACTTGCTGCCTGAGTATAAACGTTAGTGGCAAGGTGCATGCTGCCATAATTTATTTCACTTGATCCAGTAGAAAAAAACTCTTGGCTATTTGGAACTGATCTATTTAAAAAAGTTGGAACTATATCATTCCTGTATCCAGATAGGACTTCTTGCCAACCAGATTGATTTAAAGATGTGCCTGATACTATACTCATTTTTATCTGATTACTATTAACATTTTCTAAAATGTATGGGGTGATTGGATCGATTCCTGTTGGCATCTTAGCAAACCTATAAAGGTTAAATCCTATATTATTATAATCATTTTGATAGAAATATGATTCTATTGGATTCCTATTCTCTGTAGTCCTAGGAATTCTAACTAACTCTGCATCAGTAGGCAATATAGAATTTTGTATTGGTTCAATTACATTTTTAGATCTTAATGTGGCTCCATTAAATTTAACAATTTTTTCATTCAATGGACCACTAGCGTTAGTTGGAGATATGGGGAGCCAATTAAAATCGTTCAGCTGATCTGCATTGGATACATCCTCTGCTATATAATAGTTTATATTGCATCCTGATGGTATATTGCTATCAGTTTCTATGGAGACTGCATCTATCATTATGGAACTGTTTTGCTCTGAAGGTATAGAAACTGGGTTGCTTACATATATGGCAGAGGAATCATAATAAGGAGACGCAATTACTAACTCATCTATTGTAAAATCGTAAGTATACTTTAGTGATTGATCTATGTCACTATTTATATAATCTGGTTCAATTTTAGTTAAATATATTTCTACAGAAGAGCAAACTTTTGGATCAAAGTGAAAAGAAAAAACATCGTAATCAGAAGATCCAGACTTGCTAGCAAAAACAGAATTCGCTCTATCTTGTCCATCAACCAAAAGGATTGATGTGTCAACCTGTTTATTTGATATTAATCTTCCTTCTACCGTAGATATCCCATTTTGATCAGGATTAACTATGGGTACTGTTATTTTTAGTACACATGAACCAACTGAGCTAGACTTATATCCGCTTGTCCTATCTGACGATGTGTATGACCATCTAGAATTATTTAATCCGTCAAATACTTTGCTAAAATCAATTCCTTTTTGCTCATCTTTTCTTTCGCCATTAAAAAATATCTCTACTGTCGAATTACTTGTCGTGTTAAAAATGTTTCCAATAAAGTTAAACAAGCTTGAGCTTAATTTTGGTATTGTTACTTTTCTAACTTCTGTATCTACTAACGCAGATGTAAAATTTAAATCTGTTGTTTCCGTATCATTAAAAGCGTTACTGGTGCTGTAATAAAATCCATCTGTATTCTTTAGTGAAAAAAGGTAATCGTCTACTTTTTTCTCCACCTCTGCTCTTTTTGATCTTAAATGGTCAATTCTAAATTTATAAGAAGAAACAGTCTGATATAGTGCTTCGACTTCTTCGTGGAATGAGTCGTACAATACATCAACATTAAATAATGTAGTTGTCATAATCCTGTTGATTTTATCATAGTCAATAACATTAGAAGCATTGATGTCATCGTAATTAAGGCTTACTGGTTGTCCAATCCTGTTCCTATCAAAGTATTGACCATACAAAATTGATATGTCATTATAACTTGGCTCTTGCCCAAGTGCATAATACATTTTAAATATTGTATTTAAAAACCTTGCTTTTTGTATATTGTCTATGCTCATTTTACTTAAACCTTATTCCTATTTTATAGGATCCTAAAACTGGAGTAGAATTTCCAGTCTTTGTTTTTTTCATTATTGCTCTAAATCTTATTGATTTTATTGGACTTGGAATTTCTGGACTATTATAATATGCTATCTGCGGAAGCATATTCGTATTATTTAAATTTTGGTTAAAGGCTAATATTTCTGGTATGCCAACAAATTTTTTTTTCATTGGCGAGACTTGAATCCATTTTATTCCGTCGTCAACACTTATATAGTAATCTATTGACGTAGCAGAATCGTTTGACTGAGGAACGTATTCTGCTACTTCTACGCTTAATAAGTCAATGTCTTTATCAACATAGAATGGTTTAGATATAATTTCCGCAGACTCTAAGTATATTTCTTTACCTAGAAAGATATCTCTAATACCAATGCTAGCTCTTTTTGCTTTAATATACTCGTAAGCTCTTTTTAGCCAAATTGATTCTGTATTGTTATTATTTTGTGTTCTAAATATTTTTTCAATAGAAAGATTAGTTGATGTAACCTTTGCATAACATGGATAACAAGCAAGAGACCTGGCATCTTGCAAGTTGAGCACCGGTAGAGTTTCTGTATTGTTATTTGATGTAGTGAAAGTGTATTCATTGACAACTGAGGCAACTGTATATATGCCATTAAATGTTGCTGTTGATACTATTCCATTCATAAACACATGTGACCCAACGGAAAACCCATGCTTCTCTAGACAGGTTATGGTGATTACCTGCGGTGGACCTGAAGTTATAGAAACGTTTTCAATATCAATCTTTACATCTTGTAAGATTTGATTATCCTCTAGAAATACGCACGGAACAGTATTCGGATTTGCTATCATCGTAGACTTTACTGTTTCAAGAGCAGATTGACCCGCACTAACAATTGCAGATCTTCTAAAAATATAAAATTCTGTATTACCAAGAGTTTGTTTATTGTGGAAATAAGTAGACTCTGATGAACTTTTTCTCAATTTCATAGCTTGAGTATCTATAGAGGATGTTGTTAAATATGTTAAATCAATTTTTACAGATTCGTTTGTATTTGATTTAATTTTATTTGGCGCTTCAAGCGTTGGCACTACAGCTGCTTTATTCCAAGTTGTTGATAATGAACCTTCTGGTGCTGCAGCATCTGGATTGAATCTGGTCTGTTTATTCCAAGTTTCAACAGCTGCAGTTGCTGTTTGGTAATTAGACGAAGCATACGGTATCCAGTAGGCATGTTTGATGCTAACGTCCTGGAAAGCACTTTGCTCAAATGTAATGTAAACCCTGTTGGCCAATGTTTCAGGAAATCTAAATATTCCCTTATTATAAAAGTAGTTCTTATAATTTGATATAGTTGCTCCTGATATGTCAGCTCCTATAAATACTGGACCATCGTTAATGACCTCTAGTACTGGGTCAGTTGTATTTGAGTTATATAGCTTAATTGAAGTTACTTTTACATTTTTAATCTGAGCGTTTAAAGTTGGATCATCATATCCAAAAAATGGTATTAATGAAATGTAATTAATGTAATCGCCGCTTGATGATGATGACTTAAGTTCAACTGTTAACTTTAATGGTTTATTCGGATCAAAATCTCCTGTTGTAGTTTTAGCAAAAGAGCACCAATCTATAGTTTCTGTACCTGAAGAGTTAAGAAGGTACTCAAATTCGTAGTTAGGCCTATCACCCTTATCCACATATAGTGCTTCATATTCAAAAAATGATACAGGGCTTTCGTCTATCATTTTTGTTGGATCTGATTTTGTAATTGTAGAATCTTTTTGAAATAAAAATGGATAGTCAGTTCCAACAGCACTAGCAGTACTTGGGGCAGAAGTTGTAGGTGAAAGATTTTTACTATATATATAACTGCAGCCAGCTAAACCGTTTGAGACACCAAAGGGATCACTATTTTTCTGTTGGTTTAAATTGTTAAAATTTTTATTATAAATAGAAATGCTTGATCGCCATTTTTTAATTTGTTTTTTAGGAAGAGTAGCTATCCCATCTGATATGTCACAAGTAGAAATAGTAGTAGATTTGTTTACATCAACAAGATCCATATTATTCAAAAGATCGCCCAGATATGTTATATTATTAGAGGTGCTCCCAGAATATAATTCAAGAGCAGCTATTTTGGACTTGATCCTTTGCATTGAAGATTTTTCTGATTCTATTTCATCATGGATATTATTAAATGATGAAACATAGTTTGCAGCAAGGGAATCAAACTGGTGGTTAATTATATTAATATCATCAGTTATTCTTTTTGTAAATTCATTAAACTTTACAGAAGATGGCATCTCTCCTGTGTTGATTAAATCTAATTTTGATATTGGGCCAGTAATTGATTTTCTTATTTTCGATATAAGATCTTGATAAGCTGTGTCAAAATCTTTTGGAGAAACATTTTTATTTTCTACATAGTTAGATACAAATGTTTGTACACTGTTTATTACTTGAGCATAAGCCAAAGTGTCTGTGGATAACTGCGCCATAATGTTCCTTATATCAACTTTGACTTAAATATATTATCATATCTAATAAAATTATTAGTTATTGCGTCTTCTTTTTCAGAAGAAAATTTAAACATTAATCTATCAACAGAGAAGTTTTTTTCTGTATCATTTAAAGATCTAAGAATAACTCTGTATCTAAATATATCAGGTATATATTCATATATAACTCTAAATGTTGTATTGATTTTTTTATTAAATATTATAGTATTATCATAATGAATAAAACAATAGTCAGTTCTATCTTCAAAAGACGGAACTTGAGTATCTGTTAATATGTAGTTGCTTATGTTTTTGGCCACTGTTCCATCATCAAATACTACTTTAACTGGAGAATAAGAAGAGTAGTCAAAGTTTCCAAATGAGCTATTTGAAGAAGTGACGGTACCGTTGTATGAGCTATAGGATGCATTGGCAAATTTAGATCTATCTATATATGGTGTTTGGGACAAAGTTACTGAGTTATCATAATTTAAACTAGTAAACCTCTCTCCGTTTTTACCTTCTGATGAATAGGTTGAAAGAACAGGCGAAGAAAGGTTTCTTGAGAATAATGATATTTCTTTACTGGTAGCTTGATTAATTGGTTGGTAATTACAAACATATATTGATTTTGACTTCCTACCTATTACAGAGAGGTAAACTCCAGTTATTGTATAGGATGAGGATAGTAAAAGTTTTCCATCCTCATACAAGGAAATGCTTTCTTGCTTTGGGGCAAACCTAAACTTTGCTTGCCCATCCGATTCACTAAACATCATTAACTCTGCTCTTATTTCTTTTTCTGCATAAGGCATAATGGGATACCAGTCTGATTCTTCAACTGGATTATCTTTCACGGTAACGCTAAATTCTACTGATGTTGGGTCGGACATATCATTAGATGAGGTAGATATTGTTCTATTCAAGTAGTCTGCCATCATCTTTACCGAAAGCGGTTTTCCTTCAAGTTTTATTTTTTTACTTACGAAATTAGAGCTTATAATGTAGGGAGTCTGCTGAGCTATGGTCATTATATCATCGGTCGTAAACAACGATATAGTTTTTATGGAAAACATATATTCATATTGATTTGCTTGCTCTATGTTATTCATGCTATCTAAAGCATCAGCTTTGTTAAATAATGAATATGTTTCTTTTAATAAATGAACATTATTCTCAGATATGTTTGAGTCACCTACTGGAATAATGCCACCTGAAACATAGTTCTGTACTGATTTTATATTTGAGACTAAATTAGACTCTACATAAGTTCCTGGATTTAATCCTCTAAACTTTGCTCCCAATGAATAGGATACAATAGCAAAAACCATATTTGAAATAAAATC